TGTTTGGGATAAAGGGAAAGTATTGCGTTTCATTGGCAAAGGTTTGAGTGTTGTAATTTGACCCAGCACCTAATCTATTAGACTGGTGAACTCCGCCAAAAATAGTGCCGCCTGGAAGCAACTGCGCGTGTATTCCCGAAGCACCGCCTCCGCCAGAAATAACCAAATCGCCCGAACCAAGTACTGAATCGCCATTAATGGTTTTTATGTTTGTTCCAGAAATAAGGTCGTCTTGTTTCCCGTCGTACAACTCCGTAAAATTGTCGTTTGTTTTGTCGAACGCGTCGCGTACAAAATCGCCCGTTCCATCGTTAGGACTTGCGCCTATATTAATTACTTGTTTTGCCATTTTTTTTTATTTTAAAGTTGTGTTGTGTCTACTGTTAATTGCGTCGTGTCCACTGAAAAAAGCGTTGTATCTGACTTGAACGGAAATGTTATCCAGCAAGTCGGTGCTGCTTCGTCGTTTATCGATCTTGTACTCCAAAGGGTGTCCGTGCCAAACGCACCGTTCTGCTCCATGTCGCAATATACGCTCCCCCAGTTTATGCTATTTGACATCGTTCTCTTTTTTTAATTTTACTAAAAACGCCTTCAACTTCTTAACGTTTTCTTCTTTTGGTTTGTACTTTCTCAAATGAACCATCCTTGGTAATTGTTTCGTGTATCTGGGTACATATCCCCGTTTGAATTATCGTTATATTCTGGAAACAAATCTTGGTTAAAAGAAATGTAGTCAATGAATCTTTCCGTATAATTTTGCGCGATGCTTCTTTCCTTTTCAATCAAAAAATCAACTTCGTTCTTTTCGACGTTTACGCTATTTTCAGAAGTATGTTTGTATACTCCAGCGTTCGCGATTGTATAGGCAGCGAAAGGTAGATATTCAACCATCGCCCAATGGATAAGCATTGCTTTTAAATACTTTTCAACCAATAACTGATAGTTACCGCTTAGAGTATTCGCTAAAATATCGCTTTGTATTTTCTCCAATAGTTGAGTGCCGAGATAATTTTGTAGATGTATGTCTTGAGCAATCAATACGAACTGGATAAACTTATCTATATCGACGTTCCCCCCCAAAGCGGTCAGCTTTACGATGTCATCTCTTGTAATTAGTAGTGCAGTTGCCATTTATACGTCGCTTGGTAAGTTTTTATTGTTTGGACTAAAGCCTTTCAAAGGCAAATTGTTTGGGTAGATTGAAACTTCGTAAGGGTTCGTAACTTTGTACCCTTTTATCTCAGCTGCTCGTGTGCCTATTTTATCGTACCCCTTTTCAATCGCGTCTAAATTAAGCATAAACGTAACCCTTTCAAATTTATGATGGCATCTTGCACCGCCCTTAAATTTGAAAATATCGTAGGTGTTTTTGCCACCCTCACCGAAGCCAGGATTAACTGCTCGTCGGCTCATTTCGTCAATATCTTCTTTGCGAAACAACCTCGATTGTTCTGCCATCATAGCCATGCAAAAATCTCTGTCTGGCGTTTTGTTTCCCGTGTATCGGTAACGAACTTTGAAGTATTTTAAATCGCCAACTTTCTTGTCTTGTGCGCTCTTTTGGTTTGGTTTTGGGTTGCCCGTTTGAACGAATTTAAATACCTTGCTTAAAAGGCTTTGTTTAGGCTCGTATTTGTTCTCCGCCTCCAACAACGCAAGATCTAACTCGTCGTCATTATCTCCAGCGTCCCGTGCATCTACTTCTGACCATTCGTCCGTCAATTGGTTTTCGTCAACCGTTGCAAGAATAGCGTCTAATTCGCTTTGTGCGCTTAGATTTGTTCCCGTTTCTTCCGATACTTGTTCGTCCGTGTTCGCGTTTTCAAGGTCTGTAAATTCCAAAGGTTTTAAAGTTCTGAAATATAGCTTTAAACTAACGTCATTGTACGCTAAAATCTTATCCAAAGCGTCTATAAGTTCGTCTTGCAATGGCTTAATCACCATGTTATTAAACAGAATAAACGAGTTTTCAAGTTCGTCCGCGTTTGAACTGAACCCCGAAGCGTTGGCAATACCGAAAATAAGCGGAGAAGTAACCGAATGTCCGAGCATAATCTTACGAACGCACTCCTCCGATAGGTATGTGTAATGGTCTGGCGCGTCATTTAACGGTATATCTTCAACCGTTGTACTCGATTCTTTGTTATCGTTAAAAGCAACTATTACCTTCTGACCCTTTGAGCCAGTTAATTTACTCATCACCTTGTTGGAAATGATGTTTTGCTGCTCCTCCGTAGGCACCCCATTATTAAAATTCACGACTTTCGTACCGCTGAAACCGTTTTGAACCTCGTTAATAAGATAATCCGCGACTTCTTCCTCCAGCATAGTGTAAGGTACTGCGCCTTGATAATCTGGATAAGCATAATATTTCATTCCAACCGCGTACGGCTTAGAAAATAATATTTCTACTTTATCCTTTGACGTGCCAAAACTTGCAAACCTTTTAGGCGGAAACTTCTTAACCTCCTCCCAATTATCGGAATAATAGTAACCTAAAATTTCGCCATCTTCATCGCACTTTTCAGCACGGATAAGGTTAACTGGAATGTGATAGGCTTTTAATATCTTATCGTGTTTATCGTTGTAGTGAACTTGCAAGGCAAACTGCCCTAACATTTTTCTGTCAAACGCAAGTTTTCGCAAACAATCTTGGTTGAATAAAGCCATCATTTGAGCGTACTCGTTTGGCTTTCTCGAAGCGTCAACCGCGCTAAGTCCACGACCATAAACAAGGCGCGAAATAGAGTTTATAATGGCGTTATTTGTTGTGCTATTTGTGTAGCGATCAATAAGGAAAGTATAGTAATCGTTATCTTCTCCAAAATCAACCCAATTGTCGCGCTTCGATTCTTTAATTACGGGCGTTGTATATGCCGACAATTGCAATACGTGTACGTTGTTACTCATAAACTATAAAAGTGTTTGCAGTCGCGTTTGAAACATACTGACCGTCATTGACTGAAAAATTAACTATTGATTTGTCGGTGCAAAAGATTTTATCTTTATACATCACGTCTGTTCCGTTTAAAAGCGTCAAAGAATAAAACCTTCCTTCGATTAAATTAAACGCAGCAGTAACGCTTGAAACATAATCTCCATACGTTTGTGCATCAATTGTAATTGATTGCGCCACGTTTGTTTGTTCGTCCATAATCGTAAGACCGTCAAACGTACCGCGAGGAATACAACTGAATGTTTGTGCGCTTGTTGACGTTGTTAATATTATCATACTCTATTAACGTAAAAACTCCAAAACTGTTTTAAATAAAAAAAGGGCAACCGAAGCCGCCCCTAATTTAATTTAAAATTGATAGTTAAATATCAACTACCGAAGCGTTACCGAATGCAACTTGTAAAGCCGCCTCAGTTGAAACGTCGATAATGTTTGCCAAAACTATTTCATTACCTACGAACGTAAGCGTGTAACCGTTTAAATCACCCATTGCAGTTCCGTTTGCAACCGCAGCAGTTGTCAATTCCATTCCATGCTCCAAACCAGCCAAGAAAAATTGACTATTACGGTTTTTCACGATAATGTGAGGACGACCGTAAGACAACATCTTAACCGATTTGTGCGTAGTCGCGTCTTGTTTCTTTAAGATTACAGAAAGCGTTTGCTCTACAAAAGTAGTTCCATTCTCACGAGAAGATGTAATGTTTTGCTCAAAAGAGTTCGTACCTTTTAATTCATATTTGTAAAGAGATGCAACGTTTGCAACCGCGCTAATCACGTCGTTTGATTCCGTTACGTCTGTCGGGTAAGCATAATCTCCGTAATTCACGAAGTAGATAGCGTCGATTCCTCCAACTGCATCTTTGCAGACTTCGAGGCGACCGTTTACTAATTCACATGATGACATAATTTTTTTGTTTTTAAAGTTATAAAAAAAGGGAGGAGTATTTTACCCCTCCCTCGTTAATTCAATATTTGATTTTTTAGATTCCGTAAGAAACTACGTCCTCTGCAAAACCGTATTTCGCGTCTGCCGTAAATCTCATTACAACTCGACAATTTTGTGAACCGTCGATGTCGCCCATATCCAAAACTTTTACTTCATTCATATCGTTAAGCAAACCAGTCGCAAAGTACAAGTTTGATTTTTGAGCCAATAAAGCAGTTCCAGATGCAAGACCTTGAGCCAAGAATACTCTTACTCCGTCGAAGTACAAATCACCTAAAACTTGGTTTGTTCCTTTTCCTTCGTAACCGTTAGCACCTAATCCAGAAGCACCAAATCCACCCAATGCACGTACATAAGCACGGTACATATTGTTAGATAAATAAAGCGTCAAATCTTCTTTACCGTACAATGCAGGAGGACAAGCGTCAACGATTGCACCTAATTCAGTAATGATTGTTGAAGCAGATACCGCAGCCCCAGCGATTTTTTGCCCAGCTGGTAAAGCAGCGTCAGTTGATAATTGCGTCATAATACCGTCAAATTCTCCAGCAGTAGCATTAACGCCTGACCAGATTGCCGATTCCATTCCAGCAGCAACTTTCTCAGCAGCGTGTGCGATTAAGAAGTCAGCGAAGTTTTTAGGCAATACGTCGAAAGCCGAGTAACCCATAGAAATTGCATCCCAATCTGAGCGAAAATCTGATTTGCACAATTGTAGGTTTACTTGAAAAGACTCAGGTTGAAGAACTCTCTCTGTCAATGTAATAGTTGACGTCGGGTCAAAATCACAAGTTGCGTTTTTGATTATTCCGTTAGTACTTACTTTCTTGATTACTTGTTTGAACTTAACGTTCGGCATAATAGTGATTCCGCCATTGTCCAATGTTGGTGCGGAAAGTAATGCAGCAGCGATATATTTTCCTGCTGATTCTCCCGCATAAGTTGTTGTAATTGATGTTGTTGTTGGCATAATTAATTAATTTATTTGTTTTTAAATATTGTTTATTTTTGATAAGATATTATCCATTGTCGAACGACCAGCTTTTGAAGCTATTTTGAATCCTTCAATTGGTTTTTCGTTTTCTGGATTAAAAGAAATAGGCTTAACTTCTTCGGCAAGTTCAACGGGTGCAACTTCTTCTGTCGCTACCTCGTTATTTTGTGCCGAAAGTTGAGTTTTCAATTCTTCGATTTCTTTTTTCAATTCTTCGATTTCAGCAGAAAAGAAAGTTTCTTTGCTTACTGATTCGATTACTTTTTTAGCGATTGGATTAACTGATTTTTCAGCTTCCACTTCAACCTCCGCTTCCGCTTCTGGCTCAGCAACTTCTTCCTCAGTTGTCGCTTCTTTAACTTCAGAGATAATTCCCTCCTCAACTACAACTAAAATCATTGCGTTTTCAAGTTCATATTCTCCGATCGGCAAAGGTATTCTTTGCTCATCTTCTGTAATAATGAAAACTTCGTTATCCGCCTCGAACATTTCAGCCTCTAAAACTGTTGTCCCGTCGATAAGTTTCATCATTTCAAGTTTAACTTCCATTCCAAGAAGTGTTCTGACCTTATTCAAAATTGATTTTTCTTTCATAATTTTATTTATTAAATTGTACTATTATAACGTAGTTACTTTTGTTTGTTTGATTTTTAACCGTTTTGACGTACCGTCGTTCGTACTCCGTTGCTTTCTGTTACTACGGCATTTGCTGCGTTTACGTTTGTTATTTGACCTATCCCTTGCGCTTGTAGTGAACCATCGCAACATCTAGTTGAGTACGTTCCATTCTTACAAAGGCAGCCTCTTTTACTTCCTTCTGATGGGCTTGATTTGCTTTGCGTTTTCATTTCAATAGGCTTTTGAGTTGTTCAATTATTTCGCTTTTCTCTTTTTCTTCCATTGACGTTTCTAATTTGTCAGCAAAGAAACCCTCGATTGAAAACCCTTTTACCTTACCCTCTTTTACGTCATTCCAAACTTGGTCGTTATCAACTTTCATCGAAATCATCCACGTTCCCTTTGGTAAATTAAAACCGTATTTAACTGACTTGTCATGTACTTTATCTTCAATTAACCACGATTCCACAACCGTCATTCCGTCGATGCTTTTAGCGTGTTCTTGCGTTGCCTTGGATTGATTCCCTTTCTTAAAAAATAACTCCATCGCTTGGCGCACCGTTTGCTCTGAAAAGAATATTTCAAACTCCTCTTTCGTCTTTTCGTTTACTCGGTAGATTTTCTTGTTTGGGATCAAAGCCGCGCCCATTAAAATCCGCTTTTCCGCGTCAATCTCTTTAAGTTCGATTTTTTGTTCTGCAAGTGCAATAAAGTTTTCCTCTATTGCTGGAGATTCCACAACGCTCACGGCATCAATTCCGCTTTCGCTATCTCTTTCGTCAATTATAAGTTCTACTAATTTCATATTTTTATAACGTTTATTTTATCCTATTGTCGCATTTTGTATTCTATTTCTGTCAAGCGATTGTGCCGAAGTAACCGCACCACTAACCACGTACGCTTGTGTTGGTTGTTGTTGAATCTGTGCAAGTTGGTTAATCCCAGAATTGCCGACCACGTTAAAAGATGGTGCTTGTTGAGTTGATTGTGGAACACTTGCGTTCGCGCCACCACTTGCACCGCCACTACTTGCACCGCCACCATTAAACTCTGTCGAAGCTATTTTTTTAACGTTTACCAATCCAGCCGTTATCGCAGCACCCATCGCAATAAAATTAAACGGTGGCGGAGCAGAAGCCAATGCAACATTTGCAGCTTTATAGGTGTCAAGTAACGCCGTTGCTATATTAACCGCTTTTTGAATTTTAAACGCTTTCTTTTGCTGCGCTTGACTTTTACCAGCGAATAATTCTGTAAGGTTGCTAATTATAGAAAGTCCATTTGCTACGCCTTGTATCTGAATTTCTTTTTTCTTTTTTGCTTTTGCTTCTTCGTCGGCAATTTCTTTATCGGTATATTTTTTATTTATGGCGGCGATTTCTTCTTTTTGTTTTTCTGTTAATTGTTTTTCAAGTTCCGCGTTGCCGTTTGCGATTAAAAATTTAGCGTCATAACTTTCGATTAAGGCAGCGATTTCTTTTTCTTTTTCAAAACCAAATCTATTGTTTCTTAATTCTTCTGAAAGTTTAAATTGAGCATCTTCTACGGCTATTCTTTTGTCGTTGGCTTCTGCTTCGATTTTAGCCTTTTCAATTTCATATTTTTGGTCAATTTTTAACTTTTCTGCCGCTTCTGCTTCTTTAAGTTTAACAGTAGACTGACCATATTTTTCCGCTAACTTTATTTGCTCCTCATATTTCCGTGTTATGTTTAAAATCTCAAGGTCTTGCGCTTCAAGTAAACTGTCAGAATAAACCCTTTCTAAATCTGAAATCTTTTTTAAAGAATCCTCACGTTCTTTATCTAATACTTTTTGAGCGTCAGCATTTGTTTTCGCTCTTGCTTTCGCTTGGTCGGCATTTGCTTTCGCTCTTGATTTTTGCTCGTCGGCTATTCCTTTTTTTCTTCCTTCTTCTTCTTTTTCAATTCTTATTTCCGTTTTTCTTATATTCCTCCTATCTGTCGAACTTTTTTCTTGTAAAGAATATAATTCTGCTTCTGCTGCGGCTTGTTTATCTAACGCTTCGGCGTTTGAATCTGATAGCTTGTTTTGTACTTTTATAGCATTAACTTTTTTCTTTGCGTTTGCTAATTCTTGCGCGGTCTGTTTTTCTTCCGCTTTTCTTACTTGGTCGATTGCTTTTTTCTTATCTGCGTAACTGGCGGTTTCGTCTGTTATTATTTCTTTTGACTTTGCTAAATCCCTATTCAGTTTTGCCCTTGAAACGCTTAACTCCCTTACCGCGTCTGTTACTTCCTGAAGATACCTTTTTGCGTTAGCCGCTTGTCTAAATTCACTTGCAACTTCTGCCCCGAATCCACTTATCGCACCTTTTGCGTCTTGTAGTGCGCCTTTAAAATCTCCAGAAAAAAACTTTGAAATTGCGCTTCCAAATTTTAAAACCCTATCGCGAATGACATCAATTACCGCCCCTAATCCAGCCATCATTTGCTCGATTTGTTCGCCCCCTGCTTTTGTTGAAGCAAACGCTTTGTATAAAGCCGTCAACGCAAGAACAACCGCAGCAATAATTGCCCCGATAGGGTTGGCTACCAACGCCCAAAGAACCTTCAATAAATTACCCGCTGCACCCGTTGCGCCCCCCAAGGCGGGTGATAGTTTTCCTAAACTACCAGTCAACGCCCCAACGCCACCCGAAGAACCGCCAATGTTAGCCGTTTCTTTACTAAGCTTTCCAGCCCCTTTTGTAGACGTGGCTAAATCTTTATTTAAAGTCTTTGTGTCGCTCGATACATTTTTTATGTTCGACGTAACATTTATTTTTACATTTTTAACTTCTGCCATGGTATGTTTTTAATTTCTCGTTTCGCTTGTTTCAGCATTTTAATAATCGAAGTATGTTTTTTATTTATTCCTTTGGCAATGTCTATATTTTCACTTTCGTTATAGAAGTTATCTATTTGAAGCATCGCGATTATTTGTTGTATCATTTTCTTTTATTTTATCTTGTTGGGAAACCTTCTCTTTTGTCTATTGTTATATTTTGGTCTGCCGTAAATCGAGAACTATCGGAAGTCAAAAGTACCGTTTCGCCAAGGCTTAATATTGAAACAGTATCGTTTGTCGTCGTTCCGTTTTTGAAATTATAGGTAACGTCTATTGTGAAAAAAGTGTTCGGTTCAGAAGCACCAACTCTTGCCGTAATTGTCTGACTTGTCGTTAATACGCTTTCGCTTAGTGTAACCTCCTCCGATGGTGATAAAACTATTGATTCTCCTTCGTTTGGAATATTAAACGCAAGAAAAACTGAACCACCAGTCGGGTCAACGATAGGGATATTCGTGTTTATCATCGGTCGGAAATCTAAGTACAAAGAAAAATCTACTTCTCCGTTGGTTAAATTAGACTTCATGTCGTTTATAACGTACCTTTTATCTCGTATTATCACACGATCATTCAGCTTTAAAGACGTTAATATTGAAGTAGGTAGTTTTGTTTTTACGTTTACTAATCTTTGTTTAAGATTGTACAAATTGTACAAATAAGAAAAATTATATTCAGAAAATAAAGTGTTCTGTATCGGTTCTAAAAGCAAAGTCGAAGTTTCAGCCGCAAAGTTGAGCGTGTGGTTTTCGTTGTTGTAAAGTAAGTCCTGACCAAAAGGCGTGTACGAAGTAATATGAACGGGTTGTTGACCGTTTGTAAATTGAAAATCGCAAGTTTGATTGTCATATTGATACAATAAAATAGGCTTCGGCACATAGGGCGCGAACTCGTTATTTAGGCAGTACCCGACTTGTAAATCTGTTCCCGTGAATTTTTGTTGTAATAGATTTTCAAAAGGGAGTTGAGTAATATATTCGCCCCCGTCATAATCGTATTGATACAGAATATTTCCGTACTCACGATTGTAGGTTTGTGAGAATTGCTTGTTTAAAACGCTTTCGGAAGGTTGGAAATTGAAACCTATCTTGTTGTACAAAGGCATCCGTTGAACACCAATAGAATCTATTTCTACGTGTTTAGATATGTCTAAAATTCTGCCTTGCCCGTACCAAGTGTCAAGCGGTGCAAGTTCGTATTCGTTTAATCCAGTTCCAACACAAACAAGGTTGAACGTTTTTAAGATCCCTGCAAAGAAGTCAATCACTTTCATCTTTGGTGCGTTGGCGGAAAGGTTCAAATATAGCAGCGCGTTTGTTGTGGCGTTTGTCGTTATAACAGTCCCGTTTCGGTTACCGCTTCCAATGAAGTCGTAGCGTAATTCGTGCGTCAATGTAATTGCTGCGGTGGCGCGTATTGAAAATGTAAGAACGTCGCTTAGTCCGCTCGGATTTGTAACGAACACAATAGTATAAAGACCCGTCCCCGTTCTTTTTGTCGTCCCTATTAAATTCCCGTTTTGGTATGTGTCAATGTAATACTCCGAACCGTTTGACACGCTCAAAACGTTTAACGCGATGCTATGGTAACCTCCGCCTCCTGAAATATAACTTGTTTTAATTGAATCTTTGTTTACGCTAACCGAGTTCGATAAATCTACCGTTCCAGAACTTGACGCGATGCTGGTTATATCAATCGGGTAAGACTGTCCCGTTCTATTTATTCCGTTCGCGTTTTTGTACCATAGGAATAAGTCAGTAAATCGTTTGTCGTTTAAAAAAGTTCCCGTAAACGTTACCCCGTATTTTGATTCTATTAAGTCAAAGATTTTGCTTACCCTTAAAGCTGGACAAAGTTCGGTGTAATTTATCGCACCCGCACCCGTGTGTATATCGTTCCCACTACCCAACGTCAACCAGTCTGGAGTAGTCGCATCAATTACCGTATTTTGATATTGCCAAATTCGTTGCGAACTAATCAAAGGGTACTTAACGTCGTAGGTCGTTCCGCCGTTTACTATTCTGTCGTAGATTGCGTCCCACGTATAGATATGATTGTAAACTTCATAATCCAAATCACTCAGCAAATCTTCCGCTATGAAATCCTTAATCGAAGTTCCATCACCGTAGAATGTAACCGTGTAACTGTCTGGTCGGTTGTTCTTAATGTTTGCCTTTTCAACTTGTAACTTGCCCCGTCGAAAGAAAGTTAAATCAATCTCTATAAACGCATCTAAGCGCATATTATAATCAAGTGAACTGTTTACATCTGACTGGTAAAAGTGTTCCAGTATGGCGTTGTTATAATCACTTGCAGGAATTGTAAACGCTAACGAAAAGTCGGTAAAATTCTTTGATAAATCTTGGATATTTTGTACCGTACTTGTTACGTTTATCTGCTCGTCATTAAACAGTTCAAGCCTTTTCGTATCTGCTGCGCCAACATAAAGTTGTATCTTTCTTTCCATTACACAACGGCGTTTACAATGTTATAAGCAAAATCGAAATCCAGTTGGTAGTTAATTAATCGCGTGTTTAATTGCTTTTGAAGGTCGATGCTTTTCGTGTTTAGTTTCGCTGGTAATTCATTAACCAAAATCCTTTCGCTCAACATTAACTGTTGGATAGTTTCCTTGTACGATTCCTTTACCCAATCTGAATTAACCTTTATAGATTGTTGACCGTTTGCATTAAATACCTTTCTTTGACCTTCGATAATTTCATAATCTGGATAGCTTGACGTCATCAAATTATAATCACTATTTTCTATTTTCAAACTATCGAAACTTGCTTTGTAAAACCATTCTCTTTGCCACGCTCCAAACTTGTTTACGAAGTCTATCTGAACGGGTACGTATTTACATTCCTCTTTGGGGTAAAAATAGGAAGTCCACAATACAACGTCTAATCCGTCCAATATTTCGAGTTTGTTCCCGTCGCTTTCCCAACCTGAATAAACTCTTGAAACGTCGCGAACGGTGCTTGGGAACATGGTTGAAACTTGAACCGCGGCCGTGTTTAAATTTGTCCATCGCGCTTTCCTTGCTGGGTCGGTGTAAACCGTTACCCAACCAACGTTACTCGTTGTATTATAATAGTAATCCCCCTCAGAAAGAAGTATATTGTTGGAGGGCAAATTGTAACCTTCAACAAAGTACCCGAACCCATTAAATGCTTTCGTTTGGAAACTGTCAAACTGAGCAAAAGAAATAGATGTCTTTTTAAACTTCTTCACCAGCACGTTACAATATTGCGCTATCGGTGTATTATTTATCGTTGTCGGTTGCGGTTGTAACGCGTTATGATCTATGAACTCACGAATGTACGGACTTATGTCGTAATACGTTGCCGTGTTATTTGACGAAGGAATTAACTTTGACAAGTCGTAAGCAAAAGCCGCTGGAACAGAACCCGTGCCATTCCATAAAAATATTTCAATCTTCGTTTCTATCTGTAAAGCCTCGTTTATCGTTATGATGTAAGGACTTCGTGCGTTAATATTAGCCATGTAGTATCTCGTCTATTTGTTCGTTAAATATTGTTAATGCGTCTAATCCGTAAGCCTCAACTAAATCTTCTGGCAAACGTTTAAATCCTGCTTCAAAAGGTTTCGTAAAAAACAACGAAGGTTTGATGCCTTGGTGAAAAATAACTTTTTGCAAAGCAAACGGGCTTAATCCTTTTTTTTCCGCCCATGCTTTAATACTGGAAATTGGTGGTTTCTTTGTTTTAAAACTATACGGGCTTCCTTTACCGTTCTGCTTCCACATCTTCCCCTTGTTGTTGCTCTTGTTGTATTTGCTTGTCGTTTTACGAACTCCTCCAGCACCTTTTACTCCAGCGTCTTGGAATACTCCATACTCCTCCATAAAGAACTCCATTTCGAAAGAGTTTGGATTTGCTTTAACAGTACCGCCAAAAGAATTGTAAAGTTTACTCGACGAGTTCTTTCCGCCCTTCGATAAGTTGGTACGCGCTTGTTTAATAACGTAATCACGAAACTTATTTAGTTCAATCTGTACCTTGCTCTGTTCCATTTAGCAAACTGTTACTTCGTTAGGAATTAAGATGTCTAACGTCATTGTCCACCCCGCCAAAAGATTCTCAAAACGTTCAGTAAAAGGTTCGCAGTTTGGGTTGCCGTCAACCACAAATTTATCGTCCCATAAATCACCATGTAGTAGTAAAGCATAAGCGCGATTAAGTACTTCCAATTGTGTATTCAGTACGTCTTGCTCATTGTTGTTTCCTCTGAATAAATCGGTTACTTCCTTCTTTGAAACATCGACAATGTCCATCGCAATAAGCGATACATTAAACCGCACTACATTTGTTTCAAACGTTGCCGAATTAACCATCAAATGAACCAACGGAAAAATAGTTTGTTTATTTAGGTCAACGTCAAAAATACTGCCTTCCGTTATCGTGTTCGTAATTGGGTCAGCGGTAAAGTGCGTTTTTAGTTTTTCCGTTATACTATAAAATCCTTTCATCGTTTCATTTGTTTGTCAAAGTGTCTTTGTTCAATTTCGTTTTTTTGTTTCTCGAACGTGAGATAGGTAAGACATTTAGTAAGTCTGTACTTGGTAACCTCGTCAAACTTCGTGATGTCTCCCTTAGCGATTCCATAAAGACTTTGATACCATCCCCATCGCTTGGAGAATTGAGTTGTTTCGCTAAAATCGTTGATACCTCCTTGTTCGTCGTTATCTGTTTCTCCAAATAGCTCAGTGTAGCCAGAAGTAAGTCGTTTTCTAAATTGTAAAAAAAAACCGTTGAAGCAAGGCAAACATCTAAGGGGGCGAACCTCATCAACTCCTGCATATCGGGGTTTGGTTTGTATTCCCTAACATCGTACCTTCCTTTCTTATCCTTTTTTGTGATAGGTCGATACATTACCGCCATCGCTTTGTGGTAATTGTCCCAACTCGTTAGGTGCGATTCAAGGTCAACATATTCGCCAAAACTTATTTCTTCCAGTTCAGGAATAAATCCAAACTCGACATTCTCTATTTTAAAAGTCTGTTGGAAATTAGGCTTCTGTTCAAACAGTTTTGTAAAGTGAACGATCAACTCATTCAAAGATTTCAGTTTGATATTCACCACGTCCGAAAGAGAAATACCGCAGAATATTTCAATCATTTTCTGCGCGATAAACTCCTCGTCTGTCGAACCCTCTTGCACCTTCAAGAACTCTTGATAGTGCTTTAAAGGTATCTCGTTAAGTGTGCTTGGCACGTTAATCTTTAACTCCATAATATGTAAACGTAATTTGTTTGTTTTTGTATCTTGCGTTAATAGACAAAGTAATTCCCTCTTTGTGGATTGTCAAGGTTGTAAATAACATTGTACCGTATTCCATCAATCGCATGGTTAAAGTTATCAATGTACAACTTCGACCCTCTGTCCATGTATGCGTAATTGTTTAATTCTTTGGCTATGTTATGACTATTTCGCTCAACTATTAATTGATAATCCAACATCATTGTAATACCACTTTCAATCGTTCCTTTCTTAACCGCTTGAATATTTATGCCTTTTGATTTTAAGTCAGCTATTAAACGAGGCTCAGCACTATCGGCAATGATAAGCATATCGCCAACTCGGTCGGTAATCATTTGCGCAAGTACGTGGGTTTGCAATCCATTCGAGTAGATATGTTCTTTAAGGTAGATAATCTTTTTAGACTTGTCTATTGCCACCTCGGTAAGCGTGTCAGGATCAACGGAAAACCCGAAGTCCATCCCTCCAGACGTTTGTAGTTCGTCGGGGTTGAACTCGCCAAACCTCCAATTTGTAAACACGACCCCTTCGGCTTTATTTAACCAATTGCCCAAAATAATATGTTTGTACTTTGACGGGTTGCTTTCCTTCATGCGTTCAATCTGTGAAAGGAATGACTGCGATAGGTTATCTTTATTGTTTAAGTAGCTTGTATGAATGTAGGTTGTATCGCCTACAATCTCACTCACTCCAGCATCAACTCCGCGTTGTTCAAAGAATCGTTTGTAAATAAAATGTTCTTTCGTCGCTGGATTCATAACCAAAATAACTCTGTTCTGTATTCCTTTGGCACGAATAGAGAAGTCTATCTTGTCGAACGTTTCTTCGTCGTTAAGTTCTTCCGCTTCGTCGAGTACCCATGTGGTGACATTTGCCAATGATTTTAGGTTTGCCGTCTGAGTACCGCTGGATGTTTTAATACCTTTGAATAGTATTTTAGAACCCGTCTTTGTGTTTATTATCTCGTCCTTTGTTATATGAAAATCACCTGTTAAATTAGACGTTTCAATCTTATCAATAAATTCTGGAATGATTGATACGTGCGCACTTGTTAACGTGTAACGAGTGAACAGGATTACGTGTCCAGATTCATAGGTCAGCAATAGCAAAAAGGAGTTCAAAGAATAAGATTTCCCTGAACCCCTCCCTCCTGTGACCATGAAATATCTACTATCCGAACCAAGTAAAGAATATCTATGATTGATCTTTATCAATTTGGAATATCGTCTTTATGTCGAAGTTACTTAAACTGTGTGTTTGGTCAATCGTTTCTTTTGGTTTGCCAAGGTAATATTCTAAGAATAGTTTGATCGCTTGAACGTCGCCCTTTTCGGTTGCAATATCTTTTAGCTTTTTAATGACCGCTACGACCTCCTCGGGTGTCGACGCTTGGTCTAATAGTTCCAAGTATTTATTCTTTCTCTTATCGACCCCTTTCGCCTTTGTGGAGTGTCCTTGGTTGCCGTTGTTTTTTCTTCCGTCTGCCATTTCTAATATGATTTAATATTTAGATTCCTATACATCATAACTTTCATACACCTTAACCAAATTCAGTACTATCTCTTTAAAGCATGAAGCGCAGTTGGAAGGCTCTAAACGCACCTTCATAACTCGCGAATAGATTTCCCTAACTCGTGTTACTTCGGACGGTTTAAACGTGTTCTTTGTAGCCAATTCAATTTCTGTGAGGTAATTAAATTCAGCTTCGGTCAAACACTCAGGTTTTCGGTACGGGAAAATAGCGTTCAACTTTTCTTTTCTTTCATCACACCCGCAATCTTCGCCCATGATAAACTTTGCTACTTTTGCAATTCCCGTCGCTTCGAGAACTTTCTCTACCGTGTCGCCTAATCCAACGGACTTTTCGACTGCTTTTTTTGTTGTTTTTTTTACTGGTTTTTTCATAGTTATTTTATTAATTCAAAATCTTTGTTTAAATAATCTTCGTAATCTTCGCCAATCCTTCGCTTCAAATTTCCTTTGCAAGTTTTTATCGTTGTAAATATGGACGACAAACTAATTCCTGACTTGTCCGAAATATCTCGCATTGAAAAACCCGAATCTTTATAAACTCTAAAAAGAAAACCGTCGTACCAATGCCACGAATCAATTTCGGCTTCAATTTTTTCGCTTATGATTAAACTTGCTTCATCTTCAAACGGGTTCTTTTGTTTGTCAGAAAGTGAGTAGAATTTATCTATTGATACCTCTCGATTTTTATTCGCTCGTAGATAATCAAAGTAAACGCTTCTAAGCGTTAACCACATATATCCCTTATTCACTTCTTTTGAAACAAACTTATCCGCATAATCTAAACGTAAAATCCGAATATATGTATCTTGCACAATATCTTCGGACATATTACCTGCGCCAAAAGTCTTAACTATTTCGACCCATTCCTTATGGAGTTTAGCAATTTTTTCTATATTTTCCAAACGCGCGTCATTTTCATAAACCTTATTCTTTGAAGTGCGCAATCGCAAAAGGCAATAGAAAAGCCATCGTTTCGAGTTCGTTTTTAGCAACGAGCGGATGTTGATTAACTGAGCATTTCACGCCTACTCCTTTTTTAGAGTAGATGTATTCCTCAATTAAAAACATTATTTCGTCCTGCGTCAACGGATTTTTTATTGATAACTCTTTTGCGTTGTACTTCATTTTTTCAAATGTACGAAAAAAACTAACTGTTTTATTTCTTTAATACTTTAAAATCATTCATAATTTTAATCAATTTATCAACGGTTTTTGCACTTGGTGAGTTTTCGCCAGTCATTAAGCCTTTGACAACTTGCGGAGTTTTACCGAAGTGTTTAGCCATTGACGAGTGAGAACCGTTCCAGAGTTTAGAAAAATCGTTTAAATCCTTACGGAATGTTTCCGCTACGTTTTTGTTTGTTTTTGTTTTCATGTTTGTTTGTTTGTTTTACTTAACCACTGGTTATAAATCTCTGTTGCTATGTTTGCAACCATTACAGGCGGAACGCTCATACTCTAAAACATTGTTAATTGGCTTTGGTGCGTTTTAAGCCGTTTTAATGCATCTTTATAGTATTCTGCATCTAATTCACAAGCAACCAAGTCAAATCCATTCTTATCGCAAGCAATCGCTATTGAGCCAGAGCCTAAATGCGTGTCAAGTATCTTGTTTCCTTTCTCTGCGTATTTTTTTAAACACCATTCATAAAGTTTAATTGGCTTTTGTGTTGGGTGTCGTTTTTTACCATCATAATCAGGCAATGTAGATAGTCTTTTAAAAATTCTAATATTTTTATCAATACTACACCAAGCCAATTCAGCTTCAGAAAAGCTTAAGTTAGGGTTTAGCTTATCCCAAATCAACCAATTATTGTTCAATGGCAAATCAAAATAATTCCCACCCCAAATAATTTGGTTTTTACTAACTCTAAAAAGTTCATCAAAGTATTCTTTAGTAGGTACTGCACTATCCCAATCTTTACCTTTTTTAAATTCGTGTTTACCGCTTCCCATTGTCATTTTACCAGCGTTTATTCCATAAGGAGGGTCTACTATTGCGAGGTCAAAGTGGTTGTCCTCATACCTTGCCATTAGTTGCATATTATCTTCGTTTGTTATTGTCATTATCTATTAAGTTTATCGTTCAATTAACTACATACAACACTACCTATATGTCATGGCTGAAAAAGCCACGCCACATAGCCAATGCGTTACCCAACAAAAGGAGCAAGTTCTGTTTCTATATATTCTCTTGCAAACTCAACCGATTCTTTAAGGCTCTCAATCATTTCGGCGTTGTACTCAATCTCGAATGATTTTATCCGTAAGTTCTCAGGCAAATGATCGTAGTTTAAATCCTTATCTGCCTCGTCCCAGTTTTCAATAGATGGCTCATCTAATCCTTCATCTTTTGCCTTTTGCCATGCTAACTGGTTAATCTGTTCCATCGTGCCATTCTCTAAACAGTAACACAGTTTCGCTTTACGTTTACCAGTTAGCTCCATGTATATTTGCAACTGCGCTTCGTACATCATAGGCGGTTCTTTCATGAAAAAAGGAAAGGTAAAAGCATCCCATGAACATTTAACGTCAATGATAGTGTCATCTGTTATAATGTCGGGCGTTCCTGTAAAGTAGTCGTTTTTAAAAAACTGTTCGTTCTTTACCAAATCTTTATCCACTCTTTCGATTGCGAGATTTTCCGATTCAATACCACGTCTAAGATATTTAGAATTGATTACTTTACGCTTTCCTGTAATTTGTGTAATGTACCACTCTTTGATGAATGTTTTTGGCGTTTCGGCTTTTGAACACGCCCCTTTTGCGGTCAGCATATTACCAGCTGCACTTGCTCTTAATTTAAACTGTTTCATCTTTCAATATTTTAATTTGTTCAGCTTTTAAATCGTATGTCGCAAGTAACTTTTCAAAAGTTACCGTTTTTCCCTGTAGTGCCTTCTTTGCTGCATCAATATTCGTCAAGGCTTTTTTAGACGTTTTAAGGACGTTAATTGTGATCGGTCTACGTTTACCCTTTGATACCGTTTCGAGTACTCTGGTTGGCTCGTTAATGTGCGAGGCGTGAGATATTCTAATGCCACCAACTGCATCGCCTCCAAACTTTACATTTTCATCTCGGTAAAGTGTTAATGACTTACCAATGAAATTATCGCCTTCAACACCCCACAGTTGAATTAAAACTCTACGCATACCTTTTGACGGCTTGTACGGTTTGTTGTTGTCGCCTTCAAAGTAAACCTGTAAAGGTTGGATTTCAGAATCGAGAACTTTTACATCTCGAATTTTAATTGTCATTGCTCCACCGATTAAGTCATCCGCATTGAGCTGGTCGGATTTCGGTGTGATTGTTTTTGAAATATTCATATATTTATTTTTTAAGTGTTTACAAATGTAATTAAAATTAATCAATAAAACTATTTTTAATAAAAAAAATTCACAAGCACCTTTCGGAGGAGGGCAAGTCTAAGAATCAAATTGAACCAGCACGATATAAATTAAGTTCTTATTAATATCCAAATCATGTGAATTTTTTTGTATTATTTTATTAAAATAATGTTTTAGGTGTTTCTTTTATTCTTTTTGTTGCTATATGAAAGTAAGCATCATCTTGCTCTATTCCTATAAAATCCCTATTTAGATTTTTACAAGCTACTCCTGTACTGCCTGAACCCATTGTGAAATCCAAAACCGTTTCGCCTTCGTTGGTGTACGTATTGATAAGATATTCCATTAAGGCTATTGGTTTTTGGGTTGGATGCAATCCTTTCTTTTCTGACCTTGTATTGTAAAACACAATGCTTTCCGGTTGTTTTGTATCATATACTTTTTTATCGTATTCCTGTTTTGCACAAGATAAATTTGATGCGCCACTTTCGCTTCTATTTTTTCCCTTAGTAATTGGCTTATCTCTTTTTGTTGCTTGCGGGTAGTATTTATGGCTTTCAATACTAAAAACAGAAATATCTTCGTGTATTTTTTGCGGTTGGTATTTAGCTAAAGAAAAGTTTGCGGCAAATCTTTTATTCCATACCCAACAATAACGAAACATTTTAGGGTTACTCATAATTAAATTGCTCGTAAATGGTTGTGAACCAAATAATACTATTGCACCATTCGGCTTAATCACCCTCTTTAATTGTTCCCACAT